ATAACAAGTGGAGTGTCAGGATCTAATTCTGATTCTGCCTCTGCCTCTGCCTCTGATTCAGAATCATCCGAACACCAATCTGATTTGATATCTGACATTTCATTTTCGGTATTATCAGTATCATCCAAATTATCGGAGCCCATGGTCACACCATTTTGGTCGGCTACAATAAAAGTATCATTGGCAGGAACTTTGGACAAATCAATGTCCTCGTTTAAGATACTTGGAGCACTTCGGCGACCCAACGTAGTATAATCAATGATTTCTTCCGCTTCGGGTTGTTGTTTTTGAATAATTTTCTTGATCATTTTACGTTCGCGCTCCTCCTTGATCATGTATTCATAACTATAAGTGATGACTTGAATTCGTTTTTTGTATTCAACAAAATGTTCAGTGAACCATTTTCCACCATAAATATCCTTCAGGTCACGAGTTTTGGCAGCATTACCCAAAACATTTTCAATGGTATTGAAAATGTGATAACTATTGAAAAATTTCTCATACCAAAACTCTCCATAATTCTTCTCAATAATTTCTCGCTCTCTTTGTTCCAGACTGGTAAGAGAATTATATAAATCCAAATCCTTGATTTTTCGGAGAATTTTCATGCAATTTTCATCCAAAATATCTCCAATAAAAATGTTAATATGATATTGGACACGTCTATTATTATTCTTGTACTTATGTATTATTTTAATCGGGTCATCCATATTGATCTATATTCTTAAGATAGAAAAAGAAAATCTTGCTCTCGCTTTGATGCATTGCTTGAAATATATTATAATTTACAAGTCATTCAGCGCCGAAAATCGATACCAAAAATTGACTCCATAAATATATAATAAAGGGAAATATATCAGCAACTTAATAATATTTTATCATACAAAATATTATTAAATGAATACGGTACCTAAGATAAATATTGCCGTGGTGGGCAACAAAAAAATTGGCAAAGGGAAAATGATACGCTATTGGTTGGCTCTTGGACCTAACAAAATCGTTTTGTCCAACATTTATACCAAAATGTATTGGTTCAATGGAAAACCGTGTCAAATCAGTATATATAAATTCACCGAAAAAAATTTTTTGAATAGTTATTTGCAGAGTCATGTTTATCAAGCCATCGTTTATATATGCAATTTGACAGATGATTCTGTGGAACTATGGATGACCAGGATGAAAAAAAAAATTACCAATCTAATTTATCAGTGCATTATTTTGATAACATCAGCCGCTCATTCTCATAATTCTAACGAAACTATGACCATTTACAAAAATAAATATCAATTGGATACCTATTTGTTCTTGTGGGAAAAACAATCTGACTGGATACGGCATTTGAAAAAAATCACTTGGAAAGCATATCATAATCTATCCAAAACAAAACCAAAATCCAACGCTCATATTTCCATTAAATCTCGTCCACACAAAGGACCTTCGAAAATTCATTGTTTTGAAGATTATTTTGTCCCAGTCGGGAATTGTCATAACAAATCTGATTCTTGTAAAATTTCTTGAAATATTTCAAATATTCAATGACCAAGTAAATTTTCATGAATTGTCAAACCACAATATTCCATTGGATGTTTTTGGTAATTAGTGTATTTATAAATTTTTAACATGATTGAAATCTCTAACAAAAAAATAAATATTTTTTTGAAAAGTTCCGTGTGATCAATTTCCGGACAAGCCACATGTGCCAATTCGTGTATGACTACATACATAATCAAATTGAGATCGTGTAAATTTTTTGTTTGGATTGACCGCAAACAAAGTGAAATCTTATCGCCCTTATTAACTGTGTAACTGGTATATTTCCCATCAGGTGCATTTTCTTCCAAAACAATGTCATTTACCCGGTCACAAAATTGTTGAATGTATGGTCGAAAATCAGGATATTTGTTTTTATTTTGGCACAAATAATCACTAAGAATAAATATGCGTTCATGTATCACACTCAAAATATAACTGGCTTCATCTTTGTTATCCAAATTTTGTACCAAATATTCTTTCCCATTCAAATCGGATTTCACATAGGAGGCTTCATTTTTGGCAATATGAACGAAATAATATATTAATATAATAAACACGACCACGATAATTATTTGGATTATGGTGTTCAGATTCATTTATGTGACTATACTTGAATTATACATAGATAATAATTCGTTGATGGTTTGAGGTTATACGTAGATAATAATTCCAGAATTGTCTCCAGACCATAATTCAAATTTGCTATGAAAATATTGTTTGGCCTACAAATATCACTATAGATAAAATATATTTATAGAAATTTTCTCTCGAATATGTATAATAATATGGGAAGCAATAATTCCAAACAACAAAATCATAACACAAATATTGATACAACAGAATCTCAGGATCAATTTGATTCCAATATTCTACCAGATATTAATACTAGCGAGGCCAACCATTTTCCTAACACAAGTCGTATACAATCTAATGTGGATGATTTATACAATTATATAACATCTAGTCCAGGAGAGGAAAAAGATTATGAGACATCCACATTATCCACTCCAGAATTTAACGCAAGAACCAGTGAAAATGGTGATATTGTAATTGAAAAAAAAAATATGGATTTTTTTATTCCGAAGAAAGGTCTTACGTTACCTTATTATAAAGGATACGAAAAGGATTATTTCTCGTCCATGGAAGGCATCATGTTGCCACATGAATTACCAAATCTTTATGGGTCAGAAAAAAAACGTAAAATTAATGGTCCTCCTGAAATTTATTATGTTGAATTAGTTATTTCCGGTCCAGGAAATACTATGAATTTGGAAAGATATGCTGTGGGTGACCGAAATCATGAATGTTGTGTCAATTGTCCTTGTTTGGGACCATACAACAATCGTGACGCATCAAAAATGACCAAACGTCAATCTCAATCAACATTCAATAATCCAAATAATTCATTATTTCAAAATGACATTTTGAGCACCACTAGTGCCACTCCGTATCCAGATAATATTTATTTAAGTCCCACAAATACTTCTGTTGATACTGCTACTAGTGATTCCCCATTACCAAACAATATTTATTTAAGTCCCACTAGTGATTCTCTTGATGTCACTAGTGATGCACCATTACCAAACAATATTTATTTAAGTCCCACTAGTGATTCTCTTGATGTCACTAGTGATGCACCATTACCAAACAATATTTATTTAAGTCCCACTAGTGATTCTCTCGATGTCACTAGTGATGCACCATATCCAAGTAATCTTACATTGAGCCCAACGAGTGACAATAATATTCGACCTAGTACTCATCTAAAACAAGTTCCCACTGCACAAACCATGATGGGTGGTGCCGCCAAAAATCACAATGAAATGGCAAACAGTGATATTTTTAGCAGCACTTCCGAAGCAGATGATACCGTCGAATTTAAGAAAAATAATAAAAAGACCAATAAATTGTCACACCAAACCAAAGTCTATGATAAAACGGATGACAAAACGGTGAAGAAATTTGATGATGATGACAGTATGGAAATAGTTGACGAAAGTGATGATGACGATGACAGTAGCGATTTAGAAGAATTAGAAGTCAGCGATGTCGAAAGTGAAGATGTCGAAAATGAAAGTGAAGATGAATTGCCACAAGAACGTTTGACACTTCTACAAAGTGATTTCAATAGTGAAGATTTATATCGAATACAAAAAAGAATATTTCTATCGGAAACGGAAACCCCACAATATTCTACACACAAAAAAAATAATCGATCCAAGAAAACTCATGACCAATTATGGTCAGATAATCTCACCACCACGGAAAGAGTTAGACGAGTTATGGATCGTATGGAAGATAATAAACGTCTTAATAATTCAGATACACATAATATCTTTACCACGGAAGAAAAAAAAATACTGAAATTAAATGATTTTAATTCGTCCACAGATCGTCTTTTGAAAAGACCTTTAAATAAAAATTCCAAGTATACTAATTAATATTTTAACATTCACATATGCTGGCCCAATATATAACTATATAAAAATAGGATGTGATATATTGGACTAAATTCTTTCCTAATTGTATAAACTATATGGGAGCATCAGTCTCTGTTACCAAACAAAAAATACAAAATACCATGATCGACAGTGCCATTAATAGTTGTCAAACAACCGGTGCAGCCAATACTGTGTCTATTGGTACGTTAGATTTTGATCCGCCAGCTGAATGTCCGGATAGTACTTTCGAAATTAACCAGGCAACTAATGTCGATGCCACGTGTCTCATTCAAAATCTCCAAAATGAAGCTGCTAATATGACGAATAAGCTCAGTACTTCCGCCAAAGCAGGTTTGGGTATAGGTATTTCCGAGACAAGCACAGATGTCTCACAAGATATCGAAAATTATGTTAAAAACCAATGTTCCAATGTTACTTCCGATAATACTGTGGAAATTAAAAGTTCCGAGATTTATTCTTGCAATGCAACCATCGTCCAAAATGCTACTGCCAGCCAACAATGTCAAATCGCCACCAGTCAAAAAGTAATATCTGATATTGCCAACAAAGTAGCAAACACATCCTCCGGTGGTAGTTTATTTGGTGATTTATTTGGTGGTGGTATTGGAGGAAAAATTATTCTCATTATTGTGATTTTAGTTATTCTGGGACTTATAGGAGGTGTAGCTTTCAAAATGATTAGAAAAAAGAAAAAAGCTGCTGCTGAGAGTAATGACATGGAAGATGACACCGGAGACGACACCGGGGACGACACTGGAGACAACACTGGAAATGATACTAGTTCTAGTGAACAATCAGGAGGAAATTATCGTTTTCGAAAATCTTGTACCATACTTTTGGTTTTGATTATTATATTTTTGGTCGCGGTCATTATTGTTAATTCATCCAAGGTCCCCAACAAAAGTTTAACCGAAACTGATCTCAACGATTATCAAAACGGATTATCTGAGGCCCAAAAAATAGCAGGGTTACAACCCAAAAGCAATCCAAGACAAATTGATATCAATAGTGCCAATATCACTCAAAATCCACAATCTCCACAATCTCCACAAATCCGCAGTCCCAACTTAGCTAGTCCCGATACTCTAACCGCGTCTGGAGTTTTAAGTCCGGATGACACTTATCCAGGACAACATGTCTTTTATCCAGCCAGTAATGATAACGAAAATCATTTGGATGATTTTTATAAGCCACTGCTACAAAATTAAATATTTAAGTAAAATTCTAATTGAATATTTAATTTTGACATAAATCAATCCAATTCAAAATCCGAATCATTCGCATCATTATTGGCACTGGTATTGATCCACTTACTCAGATCTTGGCATTCGTATCGTTTGGAGGTACCAATTCTTGGCAAATTCTGATATTTTGGATCAAGATGCGGATTAATTTCTTTCTTAAGGGATAACTTTTTTTTGGTTTTGGTTGTTTTGGTTTGGGTGGTTTTAATTTTGGAAAAATCCATCCATTTTTCCATGTTTTGTCTACCTTTTCTCTTATTCTCTTCTTTGATAATGAATTTTTGGAATATTTTATTGATTTGTTTAGTTGGCATAATCAATTCAAAGATTTGTGTCACCGGTTTAATAATTTGATGTTCCAAATAATATAAATAGTCTATCTTGAGATTGTTAGCGATAACATAGTCTGGATGTTCAACTAAATCACCCTGGAGAATATCTTTCTTCTTTTTATTGTTGAAGTTCTTGATAATATAAACATATGGAATCCTATCATTGATTTGTGGTTTATTTCCGGGATCTCTTTCAGCCATTCGATCAGCCAAAACTTTATGGGCAATGGTTTCTGGTTTTTTATATCGAGCCTTCAAAGTTTTACTTATGATAAATTTGTCAATTGGATACTCACCATTCATGACTTTTTGGATAACATTCTTGGTATATTCCAGAGCTTTGTCAATGTCTCTATTTTTCAAAATATAATCAATAATACCTCCCACCACAATTTTAACAATGGGAGCATTATCTCTTCTTTTCAACACAATACCCATCGATTTCAAATAATATTTATTGGGATCTTTTTCGTAAAGTAATCCGACATATTTCTTTTTGGCCACCAAAATAAATGGATGAAATGTTTTTTCATAAACAATAGCCTGTGGTTTGGGTACATTGTCATTAATAATTTTGGCTGCTTTCTGACACAAATCAATAGTTCGAATCAAAGCTTCCTGGTTTGTTAATTCGTTACCGTCAGCATCTTTGAGATGAAAATTAATAAATATAGAATCTGTATCACCATAAATTACTTCCGCTCCTGGGAAATTAGTTTCGACCATTTTTTTGGCATAATGTAAACGTTCGCGACCCACAGCAGTTGTTGAAGCGGCGATTGAAATAAAATAAATGGGTGATGTGGGTGCTCCCGTTTGACCATAAAGAGAGTTGGCTGTGATTTTGAAAGCCAATTGTAAAGCATTCAAAATGGCACGGACAAATGGATCGGTTTCTTTGGCCAACCGAGCATTGGTTTCCTTTCTTTTGTTCAAGAGTTCCGTCAAAATTTCTGCCAAAATACCATAACGTACCGTTTGGCCATTGACAACGTTATAACGCTTGGCTTTTTCGTCTGCAATACGCTTATTTGCCTTTTCTTTTTCCAATTTGCTCAAAATTTGTTTGTATTCGTCAATCATTTCGACTGATTGGTTAATTTTGTCAATGGTCGTCTGATATTTATCTTGTGCATCAGCCAGAGCTTTTTCCTTTTTAGCATCTGACAATTCTGAGGCATTAATTTTTTTTATCTCGGTTTCGTGTATTTCTTTGGCCTGGTTTAGTTGTTCTTCTTGGTTGATTAATTTTTGAATGACAACATTAATTTCATTTTTGGTTGCAGTGATTTTTTGATTTTTCGATTTTTCAGATAACTCAATATCCTCTTCAATTTTTTCGATTTGTTTGGACAATAATCCTTTATAATAATCTAATAATTGTTTTCGTCTGTTACTGTCTAACTGATTCAAATTATTTATGATGGTCATTTCTTTCTCATAATCTGAATTTATTTTATCAAATATGTCTTTCAGTTCGGTATTAATTTGCTCATCCGTGATTAATTCTTGGGCGAAACGATGATGTTCTTTCTTGGGAGTTCCATCAAAATTTCTAATAATGCGACCCTTATTATCTTTTTGGATAATATAGACATCATGATAAATATAACCCGGTAAATTATCATAAGCAGGATCATTGACATAACACTCGTGAGATAAATTTCGTTCGCGCATGGAATTTGGATAAAGTGAGGAATAATCAAGAACTCCAATGGGCGACAAATAAATGTCCGGTTTGGGTTTGATAACGGTGGCCCCCTCATATGTATCTTCTTCATTGCCGGTTAGTTCCTTCTTTTTTTTCACAATAACTGGTATCAAAAAATTTTTTTCCCTACATTTCTTCGATACCAAACTAAATATTTTGACACCCTGACCTCTCAAAAATAAATATGACAAAGGTACATGACAAACCTTAGCCATACCAATACTATTGACAATAATTTCTAGTTTGGCCAGTAACAAATTAACTAACTTACAATCTTTCAAACAATATTTGGCCACTTGTCTAATTTTTTTTGGATCACCCTCTCTAAAATATTTATTAATTAAGGTATGATGCATATCATCTTTGGCAAAAGTCCAAAAAACTTTAAGTAGTGGATTATCGAGGGCATTTTTAAGTTCAGACAGGTCTTTGGAGTTAATTTTAGTCTTTATTATTTGCAGTGTTATGACTTTATCCGCGTTGGTTTCTTTGACAGTTTCAATATCTATTACCGGATATTTGGCTCCCTCACATAAAGGACTGGATGAATAACCATCATCTACCATGATTTGGATATAAGCATCTTTTTCCAAAGCTTTAGTGCTTCCAGTGTAAATGGAAATGATTTGGTCAGTGTTACATTTTTCATTTTCGGAACAACGAATTGCTTTTTCCGTAATAAAGTTAGCCGAAACATTATCCAATTTATAACCCACCAATCTATGTTCGCGCTGAATAACTTTCATCATATCAATGGAAATAATGCCCGGAACTTGAATGAATTTAAGTTCATTATCACCAAGAGCAGATGAACTCAAATTTTTAATCTCAAAATAAGTCAACGAATTTAATAAACCTTCATTTTCCATTAAATATTTGTTATTAACTTTGCCCATGATTTGTAGAAATTCATCCATTAATTTGTCATTTAGATCAGCCAATTTGACACCCTTCATTTTGGCTCGTTCTTTGTCTATTCTCAAAATTCGATCATAAATGTATTTGTCATCAAAACCAAAATTATTGTATCCAATTTTGAAATCCGGTCGAAGTTCTTTAACTTTTTGAGCATAACCTTTAATTAACCCTCTTTCTGTTTTGTAACATTGAACATTAGCTCCAGGAATGTCAGTACATTGCCCCAGTGTCAGAATATGTTGCTCGGAACAATTCATAGATCCATATCGATACATGGTAATACCAATTTGAATGATCTTGTCTGTTTTCCTCTCGGCTTGTGGAAAATTGTGATCACACGAAATACACTCAATATCATAACCCATAATCTTAAGTGGTGCCATACGATCATCATTTTCAGATGGTTTGATATGTTTGTAGTTGACCTCAAAAGAATAATCACAACTAGAATGTTCCGGAATGGATATCAAATGCTTACCATCAATACAAACCCAACCACATGACGACAAATTATTAATGTGCATGAAACGAATATGTGGTTCGATATTAGATTCATAACGTTGGTACAACATTTTTTTGTCCGTCAAATCATATGCTTTTAATGGAAAACTGAGCACCTTAGAAAATTCTTTCATGGCGCTATAACTTTTGAATAACAGCATGACAAATTTAAAATATCGTTTGTTGGTAAAATTATAATATTTATGTTTCTGAACCACACGATAATCTACCAAAGAATTGGCTGCATCGAAATGAAAATCTGGATTATTTGATGTGGACCAAGAAACACGTTTCTTCAAAATAGATATAAATTTAGAAACCTGATACTGATTCCAATTTTGTGGGATCTCCACATAAAAATATGGTCGGAATCCAGTCACCTTCAAATACACATCGTGATCATCAGCTGTTCGACCAAATAATTGAATAACATACAAATCTTCATCATCTTCATCTTGCTCGTGATAATAATTCCAATCCACAATTTGAAATTCCAATTTTTTTAAGTTTGAGGTGTTTTCATGATTTGATTTTTTCATGCCTGAGTATTGAAAATTGATTATTTTTTTTTTATATTTAAAAAATAATCAATTTTTTCGACATAAAATAATTTAACTGACGTAATAA